GATGTCGTAATCGGTGATGAGGCACACCTTTTCAAAGCTAAGTCTTTGACTTCTTTGATGAGTAAGATGCATGAATGTAAGTATCGAATTGGGTTTACAGGTACACTTGATGGTGCCAATGTTAATCAATTAGTTTTAGAAGGACTATTTGGTAGATGTTCTCAAGTAACTAAAACTAATGATTTAATGAAAGCGGGTCATGTCGCTAAATTAAAAGTTAAAATTATTCTTGTAAAGCACGAAGAAAAATTATTTGAGGGATATCAAGACGAGATTGAATATCTAGTTGAACATGAAGGTAGAAATAAATTTATTCGTAATCTCGCATGTGACTTAAAAGGAAACACGCTGGTGCTTTTTAACTATGTAGAGCGTCATGGAGTTCCTCTTCATAATATGATAAATAATCATACCGACAAACCAGTTCATTTTGTTCATGGGGGTGTCGATGTTGATGATAGAGAAGAAATACGATTGCTAACCGAGCAATCCGATAATTCAATTATTATCGCTTCTTATGGGACATTTTCAACAGGTATTAATATTAAAAAATTACACAACGTCATTTTCGCTTCTCCTTCTAAGTCCAGAGTTCGCAACCTACAATCAATTGGTCGTGTACTAAGGAAAGGTGAAAATAAATCACAAGCAACATTATATGATATTGCTGACGATATCTCTACTGACAGAGGAAACAATTACACATTGAATCACTTGATGGAGAGAGTTAAAATTTATAATCAAGAAAAATTTAATTATGAAATCATAGATGTCAAAGTAAAAGCTTATGATTAATTACGCAAAACACGACGAAGAATTTTACGGTATTTTTAAACTGATTAGCGGAGAAGAAGTTCTTGGCAAAGCGGTTTTGACCGAAGATAATGATGAAACTTTAGTTTTCCTACAAAATCCTGTCGCGCTGCAAATCATTCATAAAGATTTGGATGATGAAAAAGTTACCAGAGGTATTGGGTTTGCTAAATGGCAACAACTTTCTGATGATGATTTTTTTATTTTAAGAGAAAAGGACATCATTACAGTATCATCAATGAGCAAACCAGTCATACTTATGTACGAAGCATTTGTTATGTCTGAAGTAGATAATATTGATGAAAAAAGAAGTAGTGCTCAAACTGACCCAAATAGATCTAGTGGATATCTAGGAGCAATTGATGACACTAGAAAACTTCTAGAAAAGATTTTTAAAAGTCCAGGTAATGGTGGTTCTCTTTAATAAAGCTATATTGCTTCTGAACCTCAACACGGTTATTCTATAGGGAATTGACAAGTTTGTCAAGTGTGCTATAATGAACACAAAGAAAAATTAAATATGAAAACAACCAAAAGGCAACAAAAACAACATTATGTTGACAACCAAGAATTTCTTGCTGAAATTATAAAGTATAAAGAAAAGGTTCATATTGCTGCTGAAAGGGGTGATCCCAAACCTCGTGTCAATAATTATATTGGTGGTTGTTTTCTAAAGATTGCTACTCATCTATCATATCGTCCAAACTTTATCAATTACATGTATAAAGATGATATGGTTTGTGATGGCATTGAAAATTGTATTCAGTATATTGATAACTTCGATCCTGCTAAAAGTAAGAACCCTTTTGCATACTTTACACAAATTGTTTACTATGCATTTTTAAGAAGGATTGCAAAAGAAAAAAGACAAATGGATATTAAAGAAAAAATTATTGAGAAGTCTGGTTATAATCATGTATTTACTGTTGACGGGGATACCGATACAGGGTATAATCAGATTAAATCTCGCTTGGAATTTAATTCAAAACGATGAATGCTGAAACCGTAAAACTTTTAGAGGTCATCTGTACTATTCTTGGTGGTGAATACCATCTTTCCGAAACCCTTGATAGTAGGGGAGTGAGAACAAAACGCATTACCATTTCGTATCCTTATGAAGATCCTTCTGATAACTGATCAACACTTTGGAGTTCGTAATGATAATCAGTTTTTTATAAATCAATACAAAAAATTTTATACCGAAGTAGTATTACCGTTCATTGATGCTAAAGGCATTGATACCATAATTTGTCTAGGTGATACTTTTGACAAACGTCGATCTATCAACTTCATGTCGCTGGAAGCAGCAAAAGATATGTGGTTCGATCCTCTATATGAGAGGAATGTCCGTATGCATATGCTTGTAGGTAATCATGATATTTACTACAAGAATACCCTACGAGTCAATGCCCCAAGTGAGTTACTTGGAAAATACGAAAACATTAGTGTCTACACGGAACCTACTACCGTTGACTTTGACGGTGTTCCTATACTTCTTTTGCCTTGGATATGTGACGAAAATCGAGATGAATCTCTTCAGGTTGTTACCGAAAGTAATGCTCCTATCTGCATGGGTCATCTTGAGTTTAATGGTTTTGAAGCACATCCTGGTCATGTAATGCAAAACGGCATGGACTCTAAACACTTTGCAAAATTTGGAAAAGTGTTTAGTGGACATTATCATATGAAATCTTCCAAGAAAAATGTTACATATCTTGGAAACCCATATCAATTATATTGGAATGACTATGGATGCAAAAGAGGATTCCATGTTCTTGACACAGAAACTTTTAGGACGACTTTTTACAGGAATCCTTTTGACATCTTTCATAAGCTCTATTATAATGGTGGAGTTGTTCTACCAGATTCAACAGAACTGCAAGGAACATTCGTCAAATTAATTGTTCAAGATAAGGGCGATTACTCTAAATTTGATTACACCGTTAAGTGTATTCAAGATATGGGTGTTGCAGATCTTAAAATTATTGAAGACCTCAGTCTTGAACTCAATGACAGTGAAGTTCTGGAAACCGAAGATACGGTGACCCTGCTCGATAACTACATAGATGAAATAGATCTTAAAGTAAATAAAGATAGAGTTAAAAAAACTCTACGATCTTTGTACACCGAAGCACTTGAACTGTAATGTACATACTAACAGAAAAATCTAATGGTGGTGTTTATGCCACCATAGATAATTATGATGGTAGAAAAATAGTTCAAGTTTTTGAAGAGAAAGATGATGCTGATCGATATTTAATGTTGCTAGAAAGTAACAACTATCCAGAAGATAATCTAGAGGTTGTAGAAGTTGATCAAAATATTGTTGCTGTAAATTGTAGTAAATTTGGTTATCAATTTACCATTGTGACCGCTAATGACTTTGTTATCCCACCACCATGATTACATTTGAGACAATTCGTTGGAAGAATTTTCTATCAACAGGAGATCAATGGACTGAAATAGATTTTTGTGAATCTTCATCGACACTTATTGTAGGTTCTAATGGCGCAGGGAAATCCACTATGTTGGATGCCCTGTGCTTTGCTTTGTTTAATAAACCATTTCGTAAAATTAATAAAAATCAATTAGTAAATTCAATTAATGAAAGGGGTACTAAAGTTGAAGTTTGTTTTTCCATTGGTAAAGATGAGTATCGTGTATTCAGAGGTATCAAACCTAATATCTTTGAACTTTACAAAAATAATAAACTGGTTGACCAGGACGCCGCTGCCAAGGACACACAAAAGTACCTTGAACAATCCGTACTCAAACTTAACTATAAGTCATTTACCCAAGTCGTCATTCTTGGGTCCAGCACCTTTGTACCCTTCATGCAACTTACTGCATCCCATAGAAGAGAGGTAATTGAAGATTTATTGGATATTAATATCTTTTCAAATATGAATTCATTGTTGAAAGATCGTATCCGTGACGCTCAATCTCAAAGTCGTGACTGCAATCATGTTTTGAAATTTAATAAAGAAAAAGTTTCTTCTCAAGAAAAACTTTTGCAGTCTCTAAAAGATTCTAATACAATCCGTGTGGAAGAAAAAAAAGAAAAATATAATGAAAATGTTTCTCTTTTGAAAAAAATTCAAGAAAATAAAAAAAAATTACAAAGTAAAATTAAAGAGGTGGAGAAAAAAATAGGAGACTATGATTCTGCAGCAAAAACATTATCATCTCTCCGGCAGGGACAAGCAGATAAAAAATCAGAACTTAAAATAATTGCAAAAGAACTCAAGTTTTTTAAAGAGAATGATGATTGTCCTACTTGTGGGCAATCTATTGAAACCGCATTTAAGAATGCTGTAATTGGTAATAATACAGGTAAAGGAAAAATTATTGCTGAAGAAATTATACAATTCAATAATGATATTAAGGAAGCATCTTTAATTGTATCTGAAATTTCAGAGCAATCTATGAATATGAAAGAACTTTCTAGTGATCTTTCTGCCCTTGATAGAGATTATGTTCGTTTGGAATTTGAAAATCTTAAGATCCAAGATGAAATTTCCAAAACTCATAACCCAAATATCGATCTTGAGGAAAAAAATCTTTTCGCAATGCAAAAGGAATATAACATTACAGAAAAAAATTGTGCTGAAGTTAATCGTACTCTAGATGAGTATGAAGTTATTGGCAGACTCCTAAAAGATTCTGGTATTAAGAGTCAGATTATTAAAAAATATGTTCCGGTGTTTAATAATCTTATTAACAAATACTTACAGAGCATGGACTTCTTTGTTAACTTTACTCTCGATGAAGAGTTTAATGAAGTTATTAAAAGTCGTTTCCGTGACGAGTTTTCTTATTCATCTTTCTCCGAAGGTGAGAAACAGAAGATTGACTTAGCACTTCTATTCACTTGGCGTGAAGTTGCCAGGATGAAGAACAGCGTTGCTACTAACCTGCTGATTCTAGACGAAGTGTTTGATAGTTCTCTTGACGCATCTGGCACAGGTGAACTCCTTCAAATATTAAGAAGTCTTGGAAATGGCACCAATGTGTTTGTCATTTCGCATAAAGGTGATATACTTGTAGACAAGTTTCTTAAGACTCTCAAATTTGAAAAAGTCAATGACTTTTCAAAAATGTTGGATGAGTCCTAAATAATTTTACTCTCTGAAATCTACATCATGGATTACAAACCATACTCTCCAGAGTGGCATAGAAAAAGATATTTAAAAGAAGCATTGGATATGTATTTGGATGATTATGTTTCTAATGAAGTAATTAAAGATGATATCTTTGATATTCTTTCTAAAAGATCTGATTCAGCATATGCTGACTGGAACAAAACTGAAGAGTTGACATCTATGTTAGAATCTAAATAACACTGTATCTGGTGTAGGTTTATGCTTTCAACAAAATACAGACTCCGATTAGAGTTTATTTGTAAAAAGATCGCTAACAAAGAAGAAGTTAAATTAGAAGATATGATTTGGGCAGAAAAACTGGCTAAATCACACACAACTGCCAGAGACTGGTTACAGAAAGCAAGGCGTCAAGCATCTCAAGATATTCAAGAAGGTTCTATGGATGATTTTATGAATAGGATGGGACTAGGTGACCCCGACCCATCCAATCATAGAACGGGGTTTGATGGCGCAGAAGATATTAAAAATTGGTTCCAAAGAGACAAACCTGATGATTGGAGGCAACGTGACTAACGATTTCTTGGACAATTTGGGTGCAAACATATACGAAAAATATTTTGCAAACCATAAGCAGAACAAGCGTATTGAGATTACACCCGAAACATTTGAAAAAATGAACGAAGAGTTTGAAGAAGAAGGACTTGCCTTCAGACTTAATATCCCCACTCAAAAACAAATTGACGATTGGAGACAACAATGCAAGCAGTAATTTACAGCAACGGAAATTTGGAATGTGAGCGTGCTAAAACGCTATTGGAAAAACTTAACTTTCAAATTCAAGTGTATAAATTAAATCAACACTTTTCCGAAAGGGGTTTTGTTGAGGAGTTTGGTGAGGAAGCAGAGTATCCTCAAGTAAATGTTGGGTTCAGGCATATTGGTGGTTTGAAAGATACCTTACACTATTGTCAGGAGAATGGGTTACTGACGTGAAACGGATTTGGAGAATCTGGGCAAAAGCATTAGGGGAAAAAAGTGGAAAGACTGATAGGGAAGCAGATGCTGTTGCTCGCATACGCACCCTTATCTTTGTGTCTTATATGGTTACTAATGTTGCTATCGTTGCCAACGCTGTACGGCACTGGGACGATGTGAAAACTGGCACACCAGTTGTCCAATGCCAGTGATCTCTGCTATAATAAAGACATCTCGAAAACACCCATGATCAATCAGGAAGTCAAAGGAAACCTTGCAAAACTCCTTGCAACGGAGAATCTCAAGGTTGAGCATCGTCAAGTTAGCACGGCATATTTTGATGTTGAAAAGCGTATCCTTTGTCTGCCTATCTGGAAAACCGCTTCAAACACTGTTTACGATCTCTTGGTTGGTCATGAGGTAGGACACGCTCTGTATACCCCCTCTGATGACCTACAAGGCATCTCTAAACCGTTTGTTAATGTTATTGAGGATGCTCGTATTGAGCGTATGATGAAGACCACCTATCCGGGTCTCCGTAAATCCTTCTTTGATGGATATAAAGAACTTTGGGAAGATGATTTCTTTGGAGTCAAACATGAAGATTTGAACAACCTTCCCCTGATTGATAGAATTAATTTATTTTTCAAAGGGAATGGTGAAATTCCTTTTTCCGATTCTGAGCAAATTTGGGTAAGTCGCGTATCCAAGACTAAAACTTTTCAAGATGTTTTGGATCTTGCTGCTGAGTTGTATGAATACGCTCATGAGCAACAGGAAAAGAAAGAATTAAATCTTGAAACTCCTGAAAATGTTGATGGTTTCTCAGAAGATACTTCTGAAGAATCTGAAACACCGAGTCAGGAAATGGAATCCGATTCCGATGGTGATGAAAACTTTGAAGATTTTGAAAACGAAGAAGAGTTTACTGATGTTGATTCGTTAGATCGTCAACCAAAGCAA